TCAGTTTCTTAGCCATGATATATCTCCTACGTGGTCGTTACAGTTACATCGCCTACTGAGGCGGTTAATTCCAATTTGTTAACGGTTAGCCCGTAAATGTTGTTTCCGCCACCCACTGGGTTCCACCCCCACTGAAAGTTTCTACTGCTATCGTACCCAGCAAAGTCAGGACGTGGGTCGCGTACCGCCTGCGGGTCGTTGACTGGGAATTTCCCCAGCCTATTCTGAGGGTGATCTCCGCTCCAGCACTCACGACATGCCTTTATGTTAGTATCGTTACCGTTTGTTACGATATTGCGCAACTCTTTTAACTTAAAGCGAAACCCACAGATATCGCATTCAGCTATCGTACGTTTAGCGGCTGCGAACGCGCTCGCCATGCTATATCCTCGCTATCCGAGGAGCAAACGTAATAGAAGCCTTCTCACGGTCTTCACCAGCCGCCATCTCAAACTGCTCGTCGTACACAGCTTTTAGCATTGGCAGACGATTTACAAACTCGGGAACTTTCATAGCAATGTGATATGCTAACCCTGCTACAAGACACGGCAAGAACCTAAAGTTCATATCAGGAGTTTCTACACCTGCACCTGCGTCCTTAATGCGGCGCATACGGTAATACTTGAACACGTAGTCGTTGCGGTCTGGTACAGGCCACAAGTTAATAGTCGGCGCATCAGCTAATCTCTCAACCCAAACTTGTATCGGACGTCCTTGTGTTAACTTGCTAGGTATAGCTGCGTACGTGGATACACTAACTCTGCTTATGGTAAGGTCTGATTGTGTTGAAACGTTGCCGTTGTTAGTGCGAATTACGTGTTCGAGTAAATCTATAGTGTCTGCTGGTAAGGGGTACTCAGACGTGCCTTTAACGAGGCTTATACTGCCTTCGTCAATCGTCCACATGTTTATGCCACGATTCTGCCATTCGATTGTCATTAGGTTCATAGACCGTCTAGCAGTACGTAAATCGTACCCTGATCGCATCTCACGCCCCGCACGTTCCCATGCTTCCTCGGCAACCTCCGTGAACTCCATGTCAAACGCTGCTGTGGTTGATGCAGTCATGCTTTGACTCCTTTACGTATACAACGTCTCTTTACGCCGGTTTTCCATTACTGCTCCACAACCTCGTGCTATGTCGCGTTTTCGTCTAGCTAGACCACCACCGTTGAGCTTTACTACCGCTGGCTTAGTATTCTTTACCACAGTTTTACCCGCAGCGCCTGCACGTTTCTTCTTCTTAGCAGTGGCGGCACGTTGACCTTGGCTTAGACTGTTAGCTTTACTGCGCGGCAAGCAACGATCAGGGTTCTTCTTATCTTTAGAAGTCCCACACGCGCCTTTTATCTTACCGTCAGTACCAACCCTAACCCAGTCTTGGTCCCGCCACTTCTTCAGATCACCCATTACTTCTTCTTTCTAGGAGTGCGGACCATCTTTTTTAACGTACTAGCTTGCGCCGCATGTAGTTTAGAGGCTTTCTTTAAGCCTTTTACAACCTTTTTGACTTTCTTCCTGTTGCCGTTAGTCAACGTCATTTTTTCTTCCCCTTGCTACCTTTAGCATAGTTTGGGTCTTTGCAGTATTTAGACGCAGCCATATTGGCATAAGCGCTGGGGTAAGTATCAAAAGTGCGTTTTGCCCAAGATTTACCTTTTGCACATATCTTACCGCCAGACTTATAATACGTACGCATAGCTACCTCATCTTTGCTGGACGTACACCGCGCTGGGCAATACCTGCACCGCGTACTTTGGACTTACCGCCCATTTTACCGCCTTTAGCTTTACCTTTTTTGGCTACGCCGCCAGCTTTAAAGCCTTTCTTAGCCATGCCGCCTTTTTTCATCATTGGCATAGCAGGGCGCGACTCTGGTCGCTTTGAAGTCAAAGGAGCCGTAGGACGCTTTTTTGGACGCATGGGCTTCTTGGCCCTAGCAGCCTTTCGCTCTTCTTCCACTGTTGTGCCACTGGGACCTGTCCTTGCTGCTGCATCTAAAGAACCTGTTGAATTATCCATTGGCTTCTTTTTGCCCATAACAGCTTCTTTTGCACGCATTTCAGACATGCGATCACCTGCAGCTACAGCACGCTTCGGATCGTCTATCTGTTCTTGAGTTATACCTCCAGCCTGCATCTTCTTGACGCCGCCGCCAGCTTTCATCTTCTTCTTCATGCCACCCATGGCGTAGCCTTTTTTCATGCCACCCATGGCGTAACCTTTTTTCTTCATCTTCATTGGTCCGTCTCCTTATAGAGATTGTTAAATACGCGTTCTGTGTCCCAGACGTAACCTACGTCTTCTTTGGAATTGTAGGTATGTTGGTTTGGTTTAAAGTCTGGAGCGCCTTGCCCTGTCTCAAACCACGCAGGGTGCGTTACACGAACCCGATTATTTGGTAATGCTACTATGTTACCTGTATACTCTCCAGCGTCTAATAATTCAAGTACGTGACTTTGCTTGTGCTGCGCTGGGTCGTCTGCCACTTCATTATCCGTGTAATCCACGGTAAATAGGTACTTGGCGGGGTAAAACTCGCCGTCTACTTTAGCTATCCACGGAGCAGGTGAAGCTCGTTCTAGCTTATATACGGAGTGATGATGAGACATGCAGTCCCAAGGTTGTGCTAAGTAGGAAGGTAGCTCTGTAGGCCATTCCTCGTACGGTGTGTCTGCTACAAGGGCTGTAAGGGGCATTCTAGCCCACATAGCCCCACCATGGACGTTTGGTTCGTCCGTGTCATCAGACTCGCACCCTGTAAAGATGACTTGAAAACTAAGTGTCCTGTTAGGCATTGTAGTGACGCCAATGACCATAGCGTGTAGGAACTCGCCATGATATTCTTCAAGGTTCTTGGTGTACTCTCTACGTACCCACGCTTTAAAATACGGTATGCTACTTGTTAGATACGGCATTAAGTTTCTTCTCCAATTTTTTCGCAGCAGCTATCTTGCGTTCTTGAGATACCGCAGATGCTGGGTTCTTTTTAGACGGAGGGCTTTGTATCTGTTTACTAAAGTTTGAACGGCCCATCGTCATTTAACAATTCCACTTCCGTAAACTCTTATTTATGCGGCTATCTGGATCGTTAGCCGTTTTGGAACTCGTGTTCTTCTTCTTCATACCCGACATACGGGCACAGAAAGATTTGCGGCGGTTAGCAGCCTTAGAACCCTTTTTAAGTTGACTAGGTTTCTTAGTGACTGCGGTCTTCAACTTACTACCGGGGTTTGCGCGTTTATAGCTGTCAACCCCTTTTTGATTAAGCCCACCAGACGCGCTTTTACCTTCTTTACGAGTCCAAGCAGGAGAGTTTGTACTCCCACCAGACTTGAAGTATCTACGCATAGAAGAACGTCATCATATCAATGGTAGCAACTGTATACTGTACAGTCATACCATCTTTAAACAACACGCCTTCTCCGGGTACTGAGTGAGAAACAGTAGCGTTATCAGTGCCTATAGTGCGGGACTTAAACAAAATTGTGCCAGACTCAGGCGTACCGTCAAAGTGATTAACTACGCCTGCTGTGCCACCAGAGACAATGGAAAAACCTTTTAGCCTAACACGGTTAACACCTTGAAGTGCCTGTGCGCATAATGAGCCAGAGCCAACTGTGATGTTTGCAGCATACTGAGCAGAACATTCTACTGCGCTAACAGTTAAAAATAACGTAGCACCTGCTACTGCTTCAGCAGAACCTGTAGATGTTATCACTTCAGTAATAGCATTACCGAAAACATCTGTGCCTGTGATGGTACAAGTTTTATTGTTGTCGCCAGTTCCAGCCGTTGTGACGGTCACATTTCTAGCACCACCACCTAAGAAGGTAGTCGCTGCCATTGTAGCTGATGTATTTGGCCTAGCCGCTGTAACCAACCGATCTGGGTCGGCAGCGTTTTCGTCACTAATAAATACGGGGGTGACGTCAGATTGTGCTGAATGACTCATGTCAATCTCCTATATGTAGCGGTGGGGCTTTCACCCCACCAGATTGATTAAGCATCGTAACCGAAGAACTCGATAAGAATCTTACCAGCGGTGTAGTTTGCATTAGTTGCAGCGCCTGTAACCAAATACATAAACTTACTAGCCGCTGGCGGTACGGGAATACCCAGTACAGAACCCGCTGCTAAGTCGCCACTGTTCAACATCTGAACTTGGTTAGACAAAGAAGTAATAGCCGCATCTTCAGCGCCAGTTGACTCGTCAGCATACCACAGATCAATATCTGGATCACCGCCTGCTGGAGATTCCATACAAGTCAGCTTACCACCAAGAATAGTTCCGTTAAGAGCTACAGTGGTTGTACCAATGTTAGAGTTTGCAGTTGCTGCTTTACCAATGATGTCGCCAGAACCTGAACTTGCCAAGCCTGTAAGGTCGATCAAAATGCTGGTGTGCCACAGACCACCTGCGTGCGTGACTGTAGAAGCAAAGATTGTGCCTGTACCTGTTGTAATGCCTGTACC